AAGCCGGACCCACCAAAACGCAGTTATTCAAAATTCAAGAAATCCAGGGTGGAAAGAATGGCCAGGGACTACGAAACTTTGAAAACGCAGATGGAAAAGGCTTACCCAGGTTATAAATTCCTGGATGCAGAGGTTAAATACAACGGCATTAACGCCGCATTTTACATATACGCCCGGATGGTGCGGAATTGAAAGGAGAACAGACCATGAAAACAATTTCAGTAATCAACCTCAAAGGCGGCGTGGGCAAAACTACCACCGCCACATCCCTTGCGGAACTATTGGCAGAGGGGGACAAGAAAAGAAAGCGGCCCGGCAGCAGGGTTTTGTTATTTGACAATGACAAGCAGGGCAACGCTTCCAAGTTGTTTGGAGTATATGACCGGGAGCATGAAGCCCAGGCGTGCCGGATTTTAAAGACCGGGCGGATTGCCGGAAATATCGCAGACACCAAGGAACCAAACATGGACATCATCCCGTGTAATTATTTCATGGAGTTGGCGGAATTGGAGATTAAGGCAGACCAGGAACATGCCCAACATGAAAGATACAAGGCGGCCCTGGATGAAGTGGCCGGGCATTATGACTATTGCATTATAGACAATCCGCCGGACCTGGGGATGAATGTTATAAACGCCCTGGTGGCAACGGATGAAATAATCATACCCGTGTACTTAGATGCCTATTCACTGGATGGCCTGGAAGAGTTGGTGGAGCAGATAAACCAAATAAGGGCATTGAACCCAAAGGCATGCCTTTCCGGCGTTCTGATTGCGGACTATGAAAAGACGGACACAAGCGAGGAAGCGGAAGCCTGGTTGAGAAATCGCAGTGGGTTCCCGGTATTCGTTCAAAAAATCAGACATTCCAAGAAAGTAAAGGATGCCACGATTTACAGACAGACACCTTGCCATTACAACATCCGAAGCGGAGCCGCCCAGGACTATAAAAAGTTTGTTGCGGAATATGTGGACCTTTATGGGCACCAGGTAGCAGGGGAAAGGAGATAAGACCATGGGATTTAATATTTTGGACATTGTGAACGGAACCACCAGGGCAGCAGCAGAAGAAAACCAGGGGTACCGGGATATTACTTTGAATTACCAGGACATTGTTGTGACGAAACACAACAAGTACAGTATGGACGAACTGGAAGAACTGGCCATGAGCATTGAAATGGTCGGATTGCAACAACCACTTACCATTGGCCGGGTAAACGGGGAATGGTGGTTGGAAAGCGGCCACCGCCGCCACAGTAGCATTGGCATGTTACTGGCAGAGGGCAAAACCCAGTTTGAAAATGTGCCGTGCCGCTATAAGGAATACAAGAGCGAAACGGAATTTAGGATTGCCTTACTTATCGGCAACACGTTCAACCGTAAAATGACAGACTTTGACCTTATGAACCAGGCCAGGGAATGGAAAGAGGTTTTGACCCAGGCAAAAAAAGAGGGGCTTATTGTTCTTGAAAAGGGCCAACGCATCCGTGATTTTGTGGTGGCCATCCTGGGAGAGAGTGACGGGAAAATTGGAACCCTGGAAGCAATCAACAACAAAGCCACGCCGGAAGTAAAGGCAGAATTTGAAAAAGGCACCATGGGAATTACCGCCGCCTATAATGCAAGTCAACTTCCGCCGGAAGAACAAAGAGAGATTGCCGCCCAGGCAGCAGCCGGGCAGGATGTGAAGTGTGCGGAAATCAAAGCCCAGGTGGAAGAAAAGAAGAACCGCCGGGAAGAGGAAGCCACGGCACAAAATATGTCAGATACCGACACCACGGAAGAGGAAAAAGCCAATGCCAAGAAATTGCACGCCGTTAAAATGATTGAGAAATATTATATATACCTCAATGACGAAGAGGTGGGCATTTTGGAACGCATGTTGGAAGATTGCAAGCGGCGTAAACGTGAATACGCATTGGACGAAGATTAAGGGGGCCAGGATATGAAGATGCAAAACATGAAGCGTGGGGAAACCACGGAACAGATAACCCTTTTCAACTGGGCCAATAACAATTTACACGCCTTGCCGTGCCTGGCACTCATGTACCATGTGCCAAACGAGGGTAAAAGGACCAACGGGGCGGTTTTAAAGGCGGCCGGGATGAAATCCGGCGTGCCGGATGTGGTTTTGCCAGTGCCGTGCAATGGTTTCCATGGCCTTTACCTGGAAATGAAGTATGGCAAGAACAAAGTCACCAAAGAGCAGGAAGCATTTATGGCCATGTTGCGGCAGCAGGGATATAAAACGGCCGTGGCTTATGGATTTGAGGATGCAAAGGCGGAAATCCTGGCATATTTGCAGGAACCGGGAAAGATGCCGTTGGAAAAGTGCCTGGCTTCCCCGTGGATTGCCGGAAAATGTGACGGCGTACAGATGCCGGGGCGGATGTTTACAAAGGTACCGTGCCGGGAATGTGCGAAGCATGAACCTACAAGGGCGGAACGGACCATTGAAGAAAACATGGCAGCAGTGCAGGAGCAGTTTAAAAGACCGATTACCAAAGCCATTGCGGATTTGTCAGCCGGAAAGACCATTGGCAATTTGAGCCTGGAAGATACGTTGGAAACCATAAACCAAAACCTGGCCTTTTTGGTAAGGGGCCAGGAATTGACGGTGGAGCAATCGGCAGCAGTTTTGACCGTTGCCATGGAAGCATATAAACAAGCCAAGAAAGAGAGGGTATAAGCCAATGAAAAAAACAGATGGTGGGCACCAAATTGATGAAGCGGATTTGAGAGAAATGCAGGAAGAGGAACCAAGGGAAATGCCGGATGGCGTGGAGAGCCAAACGGGCACATGTAGATTTTGCGGCCAGGCCGGGATTGTCCACACACTTACCGGGTGGAGCCAGGACCAGGTGGATGAAGCGGTTACATGCAAATGTGATTGTGACCAGGCCAAGAAATACGCAGAGAGCAAAGAGCGTGTGCAGAAAGCCAAGAACCGTATCACGGAATTATTTGGCAGCAATGCAGAAAAGCCCGTGGACGAAGCGGTGGTTAATATTATGCTTGCCGTGGTGGATGCCATAGAAGCCAAGGCCATGAAAGGCATTACCATTGACGTTGGCCAGGGCGTAAAGGCCAAGGTTTCAAAGATGGCCAAGGAAAGCATTAAGGTTGAGCGTTCCGAAACCTCAAAGAAGATTTACGAAGAATAAACAGTGAAAGGGTGCGTGCAACATGGGCAGCCGATTGGAAGCAGATATTAAGACGATAGCCAGGAGCATTATACAAGGCAACGAGAAAAGAAAAAAGAGAATAAAGACCAAAACGGCCAGTGCCTTTGATATTATGGCGGCGGCAGTGGTAGAAGATGCCTTGTGTGCTTCATGCGGAAATATCCAAAGCGGCAAGGCCCGGAAGCAGATGCAGGAGAAGATTTATAAGAGCATTGTTTATAATACGCCTTATGAATACATAGCGGATGCCGTGTGTGGCCGCAGACAATTCTATGAGTATCGCACCGAGTTTATAACACTGGTGGCAGAAGCCATGGACATGTTGCCAGGCGGCAGCAGGACAGAGGACATGGCCAAAGAGTAAGTGGGTCAGAATGTGGAAAAGATTTGTTTTATTATGGGCTTATGGGTAGCAGTAAACCTATAAGCCTTTGACCATGAAGAAAGGATGGTGGCAGCAGTGAAAGAATATGCAAAGGATTTCTACCAATCGGCAGCCTGGAAGAGAGCCAGGCAGACCGTGATTAAAAGAGCCAATGGGTTATGTGAACGCTGCAAGGCAGCAGGGCAATTTGTTCCGGGCGTGATTGTCCACCACAAAGAATATATAACGCCTGGAAACATACATGATGCCAGTGTCACATTGAACCTGGACAACCTGGAACTGGTATGTGAGGATTGCCATAACAAAGAACACAAGACCAAGCCCAATGGCCGTTATCGTTTTGGAAGTGATGGAAGATTATTACCGCCAATGCAGCAGGACACCCCCCGGGGTGGTCGAAAAATGTACCCCTCAAAAGAACCGAGGGAGTTACCTCAAAAAAACTCTGCAAGGTCGCACGCATATGAGGGGGGTTAAATTATGGCAGAAGATACAAAGAAAAATGAGAAGAAAGCAACCAAAAGAGTAAATAAACTGACAAATGCCAGGATAAAAAAAGAGATAGAATTTTTACAACCAATGTTCGCCGGAATTGATGACGAGGACAAGAAAAACCTTGTAAATTCACTGATTGAGGAAGCGGCGTTTTTAAAAGTGGCGTGCTTCCAGGCGAAAGAAGAATTGAAAAAAGAGGGCCTTACAACGGAAACGGTCAACGCTTCCCAAAAATTCGTAAAAGCCCACCCGTCAGCCACGATTTATGAAAAATATTCACGCCAATATACGGCAATTATTCACACACTTATTGAGTATTTGCCGCCGAAAGAAAAGAAAAATATTAGCAGATTGGCAGCCCTAAGAAATGGATAATTATATTTTCCAATACTGGGAAGCCATCCAAAATGGCACCGTTACAGTTGGAAAGTGGATAAAGGCCATCTATGAAATTTTGGTGGATGGTTTGAATAGTGGCAAATGGGACTTTGACGAAGAAAAAGCCAACAAGGCAATCAATTTCATAGAAAACTTTTGCCATCATTCAGAGGGCCGCAATGACTTACTTAAACTTGAACTATGGCAAAAGGCCATAGTAAGTGCCATTTTTGGCATTATGGATAAAAAGACCGGGTACCGACAATTCAGAGAGGTTTTTATTGTGGTGGCCCGTAAGAACGGAAAAACATTGTTTTCCGCAGCAATAGCCGCATACATGGCGTATGTGGATGGAGAATATGGAGCAAAATTATACTTCCTGGCCCCTAAACTGGACCAGGCAGAACTTGTTTATGATGCCTTTTATCAGATTGTCCAGGCGGATGACGAACTGGATAGCATTACCAAGAAACGCCGAAGTGATATTTACATAAAAGAATTTAACACAAGCATTAAAAAGATTGCATTTAACTCCAAAAAGTCGGATGGCTTCAACCCTCAAATGGTAGTCAATGACGAAATGGAAGCCTGGCCAGGGGACCAGGGCCTTAAACAGTATGAGGTTATGACTTCCGCCCTGGGTGCAAGAAAGCAGCCCCTTATTTTGTCCATATCCACGGCCGGATATATCAATGATGGAATTTATGATGAACTTATGCGGCGTGCTACCTCATTCCTCAAAGGCAATTCCAAGGAAAGCAGAATATTACCATTCCTTTACATGATTGATGATATAGAGAAATGGGACACCATAGAGGAATTGAAAAAGAGCAATCCAAACCTGGGCGTTTCTGTTTCAGAGGAATTTTACATTGAGCAGATAGAGATTGCAAAGGCATCCCTTTCAAAGAAAGTGGAGTTTTTGACAAAATACTGCAACATCAAACAAAATTCCAGTGTTGCATGGCTTGATTACTGGGATGTAATGAGGGCAGTTAATGAAGATATTAAGGTTTCACTGGAAGAGTACCGGGGATGTTATTGCGTTGGTGGCATAGACCTTTCACGCACCACAGACTTAACCGCCGCTTCCGTTGTGATTTGGAAGAATGGCAAGTGGAATGTCATTACAAAATTCTACATGCCACGGAAGCGTTACGAAATTGCAGTGAATGAAGATAATGTGCCATACAACCTTTACAAAGAAAAAGGATTTTTGCAAATATCCGGGGAAAACCAGGTGGACTATAAGGATGTGTATAGCTGGTTTATCGAACTGGTAAAGGTTTATAAAATCCGTCCGCTAAAAATCGGATATGACCGTTATAGTGCCGGGTACCTGGTGGACGAACTGAAAATGGCCGGGTTCCAAACGGATGATGTTTACCAGGGCACGAACCTCACGCCAATACTTAACCAGTTTGAGGGAGATTTAAAGGATGGCAAGTATAACCTGGGAGATAACACCCTTTTGGCTTCCCATTTCCTCAACGTGGCCGTGGAAATCAATATGAATGATAGCCGCATGAAGCCCGTAAAGATTGAAAAGCGTATGAGAATAGACGGTGCCGTTTCCGTGTTTGATGCAATGACCATGGTATCAAAATATCACAGTGAGATTGGTAAAAAACTAATGAATGAAGCGGCGTAAAAACGGCCCGGCAGCAGGATTTTAAAGTGGGTCAGAATTTTAACACCAATAAATTTACAATAGGTCCATGGATGTGTTCCATGGGCCTATTTTTGAGGAAAGGGGGTAATATTACGGGAATTATCGCAAATGTAATGGGAGCCTTTAGAGCGAAATACAGACCGCTTTTATTGAGCCGTGGCGAGTATGTGCCAACCGGGACCCTACGGGACAATGATATTGTTGGAGCCATTGCGGATGCCATTGCAAAGAACGTGGGAAAACTCACGCCCCAGGTAGTCCGAAAGGATGAAAAGGGCATGGTTATAAAAAATGATTACCTGGCAAGGCTTTTGAAATTAAGGCCGTGCCCGGAAATGTCAACCTATGATTTTTTGTATAGGATTGCATCTGATTTGGTATATACGTCCAATTCCTTTTCCGTGATTTTTTGGAATGAAGATTTTACAAGAGTAACAAGCATCCAACCAATCACAACGAAAAGTTTTCGTATTTTTGAGGATGACAAGCACAATATCCTTTTCCGTTTCCGTTGGGACTATGACGGGGAAACATACACGGTTCCGTATCAGTGCGTTATACACTTAAAGGCCCGGTATAACAAAAAGCGTTTCCTGGGCACTTCCCCGGATATTGAGTTAAAGCGAAGCCTGGACCTCATAGAAACATCCGGCGAAACAGTAAAGAACATTGTCAACCGTTCCAATGCCCTTGCCGGATATTTGAAATACAACAACCTGGCAGACAATGAGGAATTGAAACAGATTGCCAAGGACTTCCAGGAAGCCTATATGAACGCCGACAACGCCGGGGGCATTGCAGCCATTGACAGTACCGTGGAATTTAAGGAAATCAGCCAACGGACCCCCAACGTGCCGACAAACCAAATTACATTCCTACGGGATAATGTTTACCGCTATTACGGCGTAAATGAAAAGGTGCTTACATCCACCTTATCAGACCAGGAATGGATTTCATTTTATGAAAATGTCATTGAACCCGTGGCAATCCAGTTGGGGTATGAGTTTACATACAAACTTCTTACACCAAGGGAAATTGGATATGGCAACAAGATTGAGTTTACCGCCAATCTTTTGCAGTATGCCACATTACAGACCAGGGACACCATAGGCGGAAACATGTTTGACCGTGGAGCCATGACAATAAACGAATACAGAGCGTTAATGTACTATGGCCCGGTAGAAGATGGGGACGTAAGGATGGTGTCACTTAACTATGTAAAAGCAGGGGACCAAAGCCTTTACCAAGTCGGAAAGGACGGCAGCAAAGAAGAACCGCCCCAGGATAAGCAACGCAAGGCAATGGAAGCGGCGGCCCGTGCCTATTTTGAAGCTATGAAAGGGGGTTAAGGAAATGCCAAAGGGAGCCAAACAGTTTGTGGCTTGCAAAAACGCCAAGAACGCCACCGTTGGAAAATTCTATGAATTTAAAAACGCCACAGAAACTTCCGTGGACCTTTATTTTTACGGGGACATAGTAAGTGATTGGTGGGGAGCATGGCAGGAAGAGGACCAGTACCCGGAAGCAATAAAGAATTTCCTGGCAGAAGCAAACGGCCGGGACTTAAACATTTATATCAATTCCGGCGGCGGTTCCGTTTTCGCAGGTATCGCAATTTACAACATGCTGAAACGCTACGAGGGCAAAAAACATGTATATGTGGATGCCCTGGCCGGGTCCATTGCATCCGTGCTTCCGTTTGTGGACAGTGACATGCCAACCATACCGTCAAACGCCTATTTGATGATACACAAGGCGTGGGCGTTGTGTGAGGGCAATGCCATTGAGTTGCGGAAGATGGCGGACACATTGGAAAGCATAGAGGTTGGAATTTTAAACATTTACGAAGAACATTTGGCCGAGGGCGTGACCATTGAAACCATTAAGGAATTGATGGAAGCGGAAACCTGGTTGAACGGAAGCCAGGCGGCCCAGTATTTCAAAGTAAAGGTTGGAGAAGAAAACCAGGTGGCGGCAGCGGTGCAGGACTACACAAAAATGTACTGCAACAATGCACCAAAGGAACTTTTGCAGGACCAGGGAGCCGCAGGGCAGCAGGGCCAGGCAGCAGACCAGGAAATGCGTAACAAAATTATTCAGTTATCCATATCCCACATGGGGTAATGGGCAAATATGAAAGGAGATTAAAAACATGAAATTCAAGACAAGAGAAGAATTGATGGCCATGAATAAAAAAGACCTCAAAGCCCGTTTGGCGGACCTGGGGAAGATGGCCAAGGACCTTTCCGGCAAGGATTTGACGGATGCCATGGACGAAGCCAAGATTATTGGCGAAATCCTGGACGAAATCAAAGGCCGTGAAGAGTTGATGGCAGCCGCAATGGCAGCCGGAGCAGATGACCCTATGGATGACGGCAAGAAGCCGGGAGAGAGTGGGGCAGAGCCTAAGAACCAGGCAAGAGCAAAAAGCGGAAAGGCGTTAAAGGATGGCCTGGGGGTTAAATACCAGGCAAAAACACTGGTAAATCCCCGTAACGCCTTAACAACGGAAAACGTGGCCATGACACAGCATGTCAGCCCGGAGATTTCCCCGGCGTTCAACAATGTTTCTTCCCTCATTGACCGTGTAAAGACGGTACCGCTTCCGGGTGGAGAGAGTTACAAACGTCCTTATGTTGTTTCCTACGGGGACGGAGCAGGAAGCACCGCCGAAAATGCGGACTATAATGTTTCCGAGCCGGAATTTAACTATGCGGAAATCGTGCGTGAGAAAATCACGGCGTATGCGGAAGAGCCGGAAGAAATGGTTAAATTGCCGGATGCAGACTATGACAGTGTTGTGGAAGAGAGCGTGACCCGTGCAATCAAGCGTTACGCGTCCCGTCAGATTTTGGTGGGTCCTGGTGGCACTGGAAAATTCCGTGGTATTTTCTTCAATCCTACGGAAGCAAAAGAGCAGGTAATTGACCCGGCAACAGACATTACAACCATTACCGCCATTGATGACGGCACCCTGGATGAAATTATTTATTCCTACGGTGGGGACGAGAATGTGGAAGATATTGCCGTGCTTATCCTCAACAAGAAAGACCTCAAAAAGTTTGCCAAGTTGCGTGATAAGAACGGCCGCAAGGTTTACACCATCAAGAACCACGGCAACACTGGAACCATTGATGAAGTGCCTTACATCATCAATTCCGCATGTGCCGAAATCGGCGGTGCAGCCGACAGTTACGCAATGGCATACGGCCATTTGAGCAATTATGAGGTTGCCATTTTCTCTGATATTGATGCAAGAAAATCCGAGCATTACAAATTCAAGCAGGGACAGATTGCTTACCGTGCGGATGTGTTCATGGGCGGAAACGTGGTTGCGAAAAACGGCTTTATCCGTGTAAAGAACCCTACCGCATAAAGTAGCAGGAAAGGCGGCAGAGCATGACCAAGGAAGAGTTAATTGCTAAAGCCAAATTGAGGATAAGAAAAACGTCAAAAGACGATTTGGACCAGGATGTGGGGCAACTTGTAGAGGTTGCCCTTGCAGACTTAAAGCGTATTGGGGTCCATTCCTCATATTTGGACGAAGCGAATATTAAGGACCCCTTAATTATCGAAGCCGCATTGCTTTACGCCAAGGCCAATTTTGGCAACCCGGAGAACCATGCAGAGTTAATGGCATCCTATGACATGATATGTACCAAAATCAAAGGTGGTGGCTACCATAGAAGCAATAGTGACACTGTTAATTAAGAAAAACCAAACGGAATACCTGGAAAGCGAAGTATTTGGAGAAATCAACCCGGTTGGCCGTGATGAATTTGCGGCAGCAGGGCAAAAAGGGTACAAAGCGGACATGATGGTGGAAGTTTGGGGGTTTGAATATGAGAACCAAACAGAAATTATGGTGGATGGCAACAAATACGCCATTTACCGCACCTACGGACCAAAGAACAACGGAAAAGTTGAACTTTATGCCGGGGAAAGGATAGGTACAAGGAATTGATTGTAAAAGCCACCCCGGAGAATTTGGACCAGGAGATTGTGGAGCAACTGAAAGATTGGGCGAATGGGGATTTAAGACGTGCGGTAAATGAAGCGGTCAAAGAAACCGCCGAAACCGCAGCCAAAATGTTGCGGCAGGGCGGCCCGTACCAGGAAAGAACGGGCGGTTATACCAAGGATTGGGATAGCAAATTGAGGAAAGGCAAATACACATCCGAGATTATGACGGAACAATACAGTGTGTATAACAAAAAGCATTACCGCTTGACCCACTTACTGGAAAAGGGGCACCAAAGCCGGAACGGCGGCAGAGTTAAGGCGTATGAACACATTAAGCCTACCTATGACGTTGTGGAGCAGTTGGCCATTTCAAATATTGGAAAGCGTGTAAGGGAGATAAGCAAATGA